AAGGGTCCGGCAGTTGTCTCGTTCAGCGGCGGCAGGACGTCCGCCTACATGCTCTGGCGTATCGTCCAAGCGCATGGCGGCGAGCTGCCGAGCGACGTCTTGGTCATCTTCGCCAACACCGGCAAGGAGATGCCGCAGACGCTCGATTTCGTGCGCGACTGCGGCGAGCGATGGGCCGCGCCAATCACGTGGGTCGAGTACGCCGACCACGACGAGGTTGCACAGCGGTGGCGCATCACCAGCTACGCCGACGCCAGCCGCGCGGGCGAGCCGTTCGCGGCGCTGATCCGGCGCAAGAAGATGCGCGCGGATGAGATGCACAGGGTCTCGCGCATCAAGGCGTCCAATGAAGGAAAGCGGTACGTTGTCTGCCCGCTCGCGACCGCAGGGATTACGAAGCGCGACGTCGCGGCGTTCTGGGAGCAGCAGAACTTTGACTTGAGGCTTCCAAACATCAACGGTCGCACACCGCACGGGAACTGCGACCTGTGCTTCCTCAAGCCGATCGCCACCGTGCGCGCCATCATGCGCGACCTCCCCGGCTCGGCGGATTGGTGGGTGGAGCAGGAGAAAGCAGCCGGCGACCGGTGGCGCGCGAACTGGCCGCCATACGCCCAGATTGCCGCCAATGTCGAGGCTAGCGCAGACCTGTTCGCAGAAGAGGGCAGGGCCACTGAATGCTTCTGCAATGGTGATACATGAAGCGGACATGGAGCGGCGTCATCTTGGGCGAGCCCGCCAGCAAGGCCAATTCGCGCCGCATTGTGCGGATGGGATCGCACGTGCGGGTCATCAAGTCGGAGAAGGCGCTGGCCTATGTCGAGGCCGTCTCGCGTCAGGTGCCGGAAATGCCGGCGCAGGAGCAGCTGCTCGCGCCGATCCGCATGACGGCGCATCTCTACTACGCCTCGCGCAGGCCGGATCTTGACCCGAGCCTCATCCTCGACGCGTTGCAGGGCCGCGTCTACCGCAACGACCGCGCGGTGCGAGAAATGCACCTGTACCATCACCTCGACCGGGACAATCCCCGCGCCGAGATCCTTCTGGAGGAGATGACCGATGACCAAGGACAATAGCGGAGCGATTTGGAACGACGATCTTCAATGCTTTTGGAGGAACATTTACGTCGTAAACCCGTACTGGATAAAAATCACTCTTGGTAACGCGTCATGCGTTGACATGGCTGGAGCGATCAAAGTGGCAACGCTCTTGAATCCACGGGTCACAAGGATAGACACGGTTCCAGACGATTGGTTTCAAAGCGATCAAGACGCCGCCCGATATGATTTGGTTCGCGGGATATGGGTCGCGACGCTCCTTGAGCCGGCCCAGGTCATGATCAAGACAAAGGAGGAAATCAACGCACATGAGCGACGCCATGCAGAATGACGACCTGACCCGCTACGCCGAGCGCCTCACCCGCCTGCTCGACGCCGCCGACGAGGTGCGCGACGACCTCAAGGAGTTGAAGGTCGAGATCAAGAGCGCGGGCTACGACCCGGCGGCGCTGGTTCGCGTCGTGCAGCTGCGCCGCGATGAGCGCAAGCGGGCGCGCGAGCAGGAGCGGCCGCAGGCGGTGACGCTCTACGCCGACCGGCTGGGCGTCCAGCTCGACCTCGGGATCTAGGAACAGGCCAGGCCCTCCCTTGCCGTCGCCGGCGGGCGGCGGAACCTAAAAGCGATCCAGCGGGCTCTGCCCGTCAACCAGCCCCTGGCCGGTGCGTTTGCTGGATGGATCGCCCCCGCCACCAACCCGAACGGAGGAAGCGATGGTTCTCGGATGGCAGGATTTCGTCGTGATCGGCATCATTGTCTGGGCGCTGCTGGACGGAAGGCGGTAGCGCACCTTGACGCGCGAATGATGCTCTTCTATCTTGTCCAAACCCTAACCAAAGGATGCGGACATGGACACAAGCAGAATTGAAGCGGCGAAGCGCGGCATCGGCAAGTACATCGGCAAGCCTTGCCAAGTCTGCGGCAACACCGAGCGGTACACGACCAGCGCGTCCTGCACCGCCTGCACGCGCCGCCACAACCACAGCAACAAGCTGAAGATCCGCGAGCTGCTCAAGCAGGCTAGGAATGGTGCGTGATGCGCTTCTATTCCTTCCACATCGGCGACTATGCCAGCCACACGCGGCATCTGACGCTGATGGAGGACCTCGCCTATAGGCGGCTTCTCGACCTCTACTACATGAACGAACGACCGTTGAACGCCCGTTCAGCGGACGTTGCACGGGCTATCAACATGCGTGAACACGAAGCCGAGGTGGCGACGGTTCTGGGCGAGTTCTTCGAACTGGTCGAGGGCTCGGGATGGGTCAATCGGCGCGCTGACGAGGAAATTGTGCGCTGCAAAAGCAAGCAGGAACAAGCCTCTAGGGCCGGTAAGATGTCTGCGCAACGCCGGTTCAACGCCCGTTCAACGGACGTTCAACCACCCATTACCCATGACCCATTACCCAATACCCATGAAAGAACAGAACCGGATAAGTCTGTTCTGGGGGGTGCAGGGGGGAAGCGCGCAGAGCGCGCCGACCGAGGAACCCGCCTGCCCGACGATTGGTTGCCTTCGGAGAATGACCGGGCCTTCGCCGGCGCCCTCGGCGTCGCGGTCGAGCGCGAGGCGGCGTCGTTCCGCGACTACTGGCACAGCAAGCCCGGCGCGGACGGGCGGAAGGTCAATTGGAGCGCGACCTGGAGGAACTGGGTGCGCCGCAGCAGCGAAAGGAAGCAGGGCAATGGCACAGGATCTCGCACCGAACGCAACGGGTTTATCGTTCACGCTGAGCGCCTTGCTCGGGAGGATGCAGACCGAGCAGCCGGGCGCTCCGTTGTCGATTTCCTCGACGCAGAAGACCGAGGCTGAGCGCGCGCTGGTCGCCGCCGAGGCCGCGCTGCAGCCCGCGCCGCAGGCGCTGGCCGAGCGGTTCGTGACGGCGCTCGGCACGTTGACGGCGACGAGGCCGGGCGAGGCTGACGGGTTGGCGAAGGTTCGGGCCTACGCGGCGATGCTGGAGTTTCCGGCTAGCGCGTTTACGCGGTCGAGCCTCGACGCGGCGGCGCGCAAGTTCCGGTGGTTTCCAAGCTACGCCGAGCTGGTCGAGCACCTTGAGGCCGAGGTCGCGCAGGCGAAGGCGCTGCGGCACCAGCTGCGCCGGGCGGTGGCCTTGCCGGTCGAGGGGTCGAAGCCCTCGGGCAAGTACTCGGCCATGACCGACGCGCAGAAGGCCGAGTTCGACGCCGCGATGGCGAAGTTCAGGTCCCGGTTCGCTTCGGATGCTTCCAGAAGCGCCGAGGATGGCGCAGGAATGCCGGAAGCCCGCTGACCTTAGGCAGGGTAGCGGGCGACCGGCTTCCGCTCTTCCTGAGCGATCCTAGGCGGTTTTGGGTTGGAGGTGTTTCGGCAGGCGGCGGTAAGCCTCGGCCAGGGCTTGGCGCCACTCCGGGGCCGCAGGGCGATGTGCGGTTGACGCATGGCGTGGGGCGGGGCATGATTTGGGGGCGTTCCGTCTGGCAAACCCGCTTGGCGGCTGCGTCAAGTATGTTCGAAAGTGGCAACCAATTCAAAGCGATGCCCGCTCGAAAGCGTAGAATAACGCTCGATGAAAATTGGCGCGCGAAGATCCAGGCTTCGCAGCTGATGAATCGCCTTGCCGCGCACGTCGAGGGCGTGGTCGATCTCAGCCCGACGCAGGTTCGAGCCGCTGAGATCCTGCTGAAGAAGACCGTACCGGATCTCGCGCGCACCGAGGTGACCGGCGCTGATGGCGGCCCCCAGATGATCACCGTCAGGTGGGGAAAGCCCATTGACTGATATCAGCCTGCCGTACAATCCGCGGCGGGCGTTCCTGCCGTTCCACGATCGTACGCAGCGCTGGGCCTGCCTCGTCGCCCATCGCCGCGCTGGAAAGACCGTGGCCGCAGTCAACGACATCATCCGCGCCGCCGTAGCGCACACGGGGCCGCACGGCTTGTTCGGCTACGTCGCGCCGTACCAGAACCAAGCGCGTCGCGTGGCGTGGGACTATTTCAAGTACTACGCTCGCCCGATCATCGCGGACGCAAATGAGCAGATGATTCT